TTTTTGCCCGTCATAATGTCCCAATATTCGCGATCAAAGTCAGCCGTTCCTTCTGCCGCATGGATACGAACCAGTGACATTCCTGTCTTGCGGAAATAGACGCGGCCGGACGGATGCCGCCAAAGGTACTTTTTCCGTGCCATTACCACTCCACCCCAACCATACCAGATGCGACATCACCGCGGCCAATCTGGCGCAGCTCTTCAACGTCCCAACGTTCATGACCTGCAATGTCACGCGGCTGTGGCAGATGCCCCGCTTTAACCAAGGCACGAAAAGCAACAGGCTTCATGTCAAGAAGCTTTGCTGCTGTCCTTTCATTGGCAAAGATCGGGGCGATGACGGCCAAAGTTTAGTCCTCCGGCCCGTGGTAAGACAGCTCTTCTGCTGTATGATGCGCGATTAACGCGCGGATCTTTTTGACATTGAAGGTCGTTACCTTCCGGATGTCTGTCCCACCAAAAAAAGTTTCGGACCATTCTTGATAAGAAGGCACCTGATCTGCCGGATAGGCACGCCCCCAATCGCTGAAATAGGTATTTACAAGCGTGATGTAGTCAGCTTGAGGCTCAGTTTTGACCACGCTCCCAACCTCACAGGCAATGAAGCCTGCGCGTTCTTTCGTGTAACCATCCTCCAACAGCTCACGATACAGCCAAAGCGATACCATGTCGTCAGGGTCGAAATAGCGGGCGCGTCCCGGAATTGTCTTTGGGGCGCAACTAAAAAAACCTGCAGCCACGGCTTCGTTGAAGCGATCGCGATCAAGGCGCGCAACCCGACAGGCGATGGTAGTACTAAGTTTTGGTTTGTTCATCCGTTCATCCTCTTGACTTTCTCCATAGGTAAGCAGCCTCTGGATTTTGTCAAGAGCTTTTAAGTTCACACTGTGATTTAGCCGGATTGAGCAACACATCACTTGCCCTATCGAGAGCCGCCACTGCCTTCCTAATCGCCTTATTGATTTGAGACGCTACATGAATTGCTGCTTCTGGATCGAAATCCAAATCAGACACCTTTGAATACTGTAGTGCATCCATCAAAATAGCCGAAAGATGTAGCGCATCTTCAACACCTTCGGGGTACTGCCCGTAATCATGCGACAAATGATCAAGCGCTATTCTGATCGCCGCATCAGGATCAGTAGGCAATGTGTTCAGATACTCTGCTTGTCGCTTGCGCAGTTGGCGGATCTTTTTGATGTCATCATCAAAGATGCTATCCGAAGAAAGCGCCATTCCGTTCACTGACTCATTTTCCCACTTTGATACGGGGTGAATCTCCGCAAGCATAGCTTCTCCGTTCGCGCAGGCGCGTTCTTTGGTCATTGTTTTGATCTCCATTTGTGATATGATCCTTAAGGATCAATATGCACACATGATCCCTAGGGATCAAGAGGTAACATGACAGGCAATCAAATTCAGGCAGCGCGGGTCTTGCGGGGCTGGTCACAAGCGACATTGGCTAAGGCTGCGGGAGTATCAGTCCCCACAGTGAAAAGAGCTGAGGGGTCAGGGAAAATCTCCGCCTCTAACGAAGCGCTTGAAGCAATCAAAATAGCGCTTGAAGCCGCTGGCGTGGAGTTCATTCCAGAGAACGGCGGGGGTGCGGGTGTTAGGTTGCGGAAGGGTAAAAATGAAACTGAATAAACGCCAAACAACAGCGCTACAAAACATTGTATTCGAAAGCGATTTCCTAGGCGGAGACTTCCAAGTAAGCGGAAAGCTAGGGTCAGGTATAGGCGACAAAACCTTCGCGGATTTGATTGAATTGGGCCTCATCGAGAAAGGCCCAAGCAAACGCCATCACGGCGCAACGGGGTACCGCCCAACTGATAAAGGCCGGTCGGTAGAGCAAGGCACGTGTGAGTAACACTCACTCAATTGCGCGCCGCGTGACTGAGAATCCAAGCACCGCGCGCTGTCGGGGTTATTTCGGCACTCACCGACTAATCCGGGGTTCTTTTAAGGGGAGCTGCAAGCCCTCAAGGTTCACCCAACCTTATCCTGCCAATCGACCATCTTCAGCGCCGCGCTGGGGTCAATTCCGGCTTCTTTCGCCTCTGCCATTGCTTTGATGATTGCAGTCATAGCCCGCGCCCGCCCGCCTGCATCAAAGGCTTGTAGGGGGCGCATCACATCCAGCTCCACCGTGCCGCCCAGCTTCGCGCTGGCTTCTTCCGCTATTTGAGCGGCAATCGGCTGCAGCACCCATTGTGCAAGGTGGCGCTGCGCCTCCCGCACCATTGGGCCTGTGGTCGATGGGTTTGCCAGACCTGGCAGAATGCCGAATGCCATGTTTATGGCATCCCGTGCCGCTGCCAGTGTCTCCTTGGTCATGGATTTGCTCAGATCAGGCGACAAGTCGTCGGGGGCTTTGCCAGCATTTGGATGCATGCCACCCGCTACCGCATGGGCCACGCCTTCTACGATCATGACAGCACCCCGGCGGCCCCGGAAGGAAGCGCGCATGTCAGCCATATCCCCAGATCCAGAATCCGGCAGATGTACGATTTCCGAGCCAAGGGGCGCGTTTTCGTAAACATCCGTCAGCGCTGTTTCTAGAGCGTTCAAAAGGCCGGCGGTTAAGCTGGCTCGTTTCAGCGGTGCAGTGCCGTAGTACGGCGCCACGGGATCACAACCGATCCGAACATGCATCACTTCGCCTGCAAGGGCCGTTTCTGTACGCCCTCCACCTGCTTCAGATATTGAGACGCGGTAGGCTGTAGGCATCCCGTCGCGAGTGCGCAGATCCCAATCGCTGCAAGGGATCAGCCTGTGATCCCGGATCAGGAAGACCACTTCGCCGCGTAGCGCCAGACTACGCCCGATAATAGCCAATGCCCGCCGGTCGAGAACGTCAGCACCGGTTACCTCTGCCATGCTCAAACCGCTTTCCCAAAGAGAAACGCAACTTTGAGCCGTGGCCGTTAATTCAGCGATGCCGCGCCGCCCGGAAACATAGGATTCCCGCGCGGCCATAATTTCCGAGGTGAAACCAGATGCCGCCGCGCGCGTTTCTTGCTTTCGTTTGAATGGCCAAATCATTAGAGCCTCCAACGGTTCAAGGGATGTGTCGAAGTGCGGGGTGATGGGGTGGCGGCAGACCAATTCCGCGCCTCGATCTGTGCATCAGGATAGGCCGGTCTGGTAACAGCGCTAATCTCAAACAGATCAGCTGAACGCACAGTGCGCAGTAGTGCTGCGCCGTCAGATGCGACCGTTTCTGCCCCGGCATTGGCCCCAACACGGAAGCCCGGTGATAGCCCCATGACAAGCCCAGCCGTCAGCCCACCAAGGAAGTCCTGCACATAGGACACTGCGCGCATCTCTGGGGTGATCGTCGCTTCAAATGTCAGAGCGTCATTACCATCTGTGACGGTAAGGCTACCGGCTTTGCGGCTGGCCAAAGGCCGATCAAAGTCATGACCTGCCAAGAAATGAATCTCTTGATCAGCATCCGCGACACGTTTGGCAAACGCCCTCGGGGCGATCACCTCTTTTCGTGCTTGCCCAGATGCACCACCGTCCCAGAGGACGGTGGCCACACCATATGGAAAGCGGCCCCGAATTTGGGTTGCCCCGTCTTCAGAGCGGCGGATTTCCAATCCACCATTTGAGCCGCCATAGAGCATCTTACTGGATCCCTGTCAGGATTTCGGTCTGCACAGAACGGGAAACCGTCACGTCCATAGTGGTGAGCGCGGTAAGGCGCAGAGCGCCCGACTGTGCGTCAGAATAGGGATCGCGGATCAGATCTACCGCCCCCCAGGTGCCAATAAAGAACGGCGGTACGCCGCCAATTGTCGTGGTCATGATGGCAACCGATTCCGCCGGATCGCCGGTTGGCTCGGCCAGCGCATTGCTGGACAGATGCACATTGCGGATCTTGGCCACCAGTCGATCCCATTCGGAAACAGCGGTTCCCGCGATCAAATCATCATCCATCCCGTCAAAGACTTCGGGACGCAGCAACAGATTAACTGCGCCGGGACCGTTTGCAGCATTTGCCGTCATGAAGCGCACAGCGGCAGAACGGAAAGCCGCATAAGATGCAGCTGCGCCGATTGCAGTTTCGGTGATGTTCCAACCTGAAGCACCGGCCAACAGCCCAGTCGGTTCCCCCGCTGCGCCGCTGCCCTGAAACACTGCCCGGTCAAGTGCTTCCTCGATCGCGCCATTCATATCGCGCCGCACCGCCTGTTCCAGCCCTGCACCCGATTGCTTCAACG